GTTATATTTTTGATGCTGTTAGCTGCTGAAGTTGTTGTGACTGTTGCTCCATTTGAAGTTGTCTCAAACTTTTTACTGTTGTTGTAAAATATCTCTACGCCTCCGTCACCTAAAATATAAACACCAGCTTCACCTCCTTGTGGTTTTAAGAAAATATCATTACCAGCACTAATTGTAGTATTACCACCACTTGAATTATCAAGATTTACATTACCAGTAGTATTAGAAAGATAAGAGTGACTACCATCATGATAAATTTGTAAATCTTGAGAATTTCCTAACTGTAACTTATGGTTGTCAGTAAGATTTACATTTAAATCACCACTAACACTAAAAAATCTATTTCCTAAACTGTCTTGACAATCAATTAATTGACCATCAGAAAACGCACCATCTCTTATAATAATTCCTTTTTTTGTTGTATTGTTACCACTTGATCCATCTGGTGTTCTTAAATAAAGTAATGCCCCAGAAGTCGAATCAGCACCTATACCAAGACTGTCATAAATTCTTGTGCCATTACTTTGGGTCTCTAAACGCTTTACGTTGTCGTAGTAGAGTTCTACGTCACTATTAGTATTTGCAATAATGCTATTTTCATCTTGTTTTGGTCTTAGAATAATAGAATTTACATTATTACCTCTTATATAAAAATCACCTGTACCAGTATTATCTAGGTAGCTATTACTTCCATCGTGATAAATTTCTAAATCATCACCAGTTCCTAATAAAATTTTCTTGTTGTCGTCTAGATCGACAGAATCTGCAAATAAAGCACCAAATATTTGAACTCCTGAAGCATATGTTCTTAAAATATTACTGTTATCATGTTTTATAATTACTTGTCCGTCTTTAACCATCTGTATAAATTGATGATCTTGACCATCTAGTAAATATAAAGTATCAGTATTATCAGCATATAGACCTCCTCTATTAGTACCGTCACTTGTTTTAAATTTTTGCTGTGCAAAAGTCGAAGAACCTGTAACATCTATGCCATTTGTTGCAGTCCCTAGCTTTAATACGTTGTCATAAAAAAGTTCACTTGACCCATTCCTGTTAAATTTAACTAAAGTTTCTTTTGTTGATGCAGTAGAGTCTGTAGTATTTGTATATAAAGCAATATTACCACCTGAATACATACCAATTTCATTGTTTGATACACCAAAACCTGCTTTCCAAAGAGTGTTATCATGTAAAACAATTCTGTTAGGCCCATTAGGAGTTGCACTATAAGAATTATCAAAATCTATTTTTTCCCAACCCGAATCTGTCCATGCTGCACTTGAATTTCCTCCAGCACCAGATAACTCTAAATTCCCTGATAATGCAACACCTGTTGAGGTTGTCTCTAGTCGCTTGACGTTGTCAAAATAGAGTTCAACATCTCCATTATTTGTAACTTTTATACCATCTTCTCCACCAGATGGTTGAAGTCTTATATCCTCTACAGCAATAATATTAAAATCTCTACCTAGATTTCCTACCCTTAAAGTTGTTGCTGCATATCCATGTCCAGTATCTAAAAGATCTATAGCAACTGGCCCATCATGTGCTAACGAAAGTTTACTGGTAGGACTCGTTGTACCTATACCTACGTTGCCATCTGGTTCTATTTTTAATCTTTCAGCTATAGTTCCACCACTTGGCTTAGTAAAAAATCTTATCCTTCCATCATCTTTATTTGTAGTGTCATCTCCTGTACCTAATGCTATAAATGCAACAGGTGTATTATTCCAATGTGCATCAAGTTCTAAAATAGTATTAGCAGCACCTGCTCTATTTGTATTAGCAACTATGTCAATACGATTTGTAGTGCCTTGTAGTTTAAGACCATCACCATCTGGGCCACAACTTATTTGTGTACCTGTTGCGGTTGTTTCAAATTTCTTTACTCCATCGTAATACGCTTTAACTGCATTATTAGGAACTATCGTCATCATATTTTCAAAATTATTACTACTAGTACCAAATCTATTATTTATAGCTATACCGCCTGAAGCAGTTTCAATTAACAGAGTTTTATTATTAGTAGTTTTAATAACATTAAGGTTTGTATAGTTACCAGACCCACCATGAAATATTTCTAAATCTTGATCATTACCTATTTGTAGTTTTCCATCATCTGTTGGCATTAAGACATTGCCGTTAGCGTCTACTTTTAATTTTTCACTGCCACCAGTTTCAATAGAAACTTGATCAAGTCCGGGAAATCTTATTTTTGTATCTCCATCACCAGCATGAATTATTGAATCATTTAAATAAAAATTACCTTGCATTAAGTTTAAATGACCTGCTGGTGTTATTTGTAAAATTTGATCGCCAGCAGTTTCAAATGTAATTGTGTTTGCATCAGAAAATCTTATTTTCGTATCAGTATCACCTTGATGAATAATACTGTCTGCAATAGTTATATTATTGTTTGTAGTTATGCCACCTGTGCTTGTAATAGCACCAGTAACATCAAGTCCAGCATTAATATCAACATGAGAAGGAAAATCAACATGACCGTCAGCAGCATTTATTTGAAGCTTTACAGTACTATTTGTATTGTCAGTTATAGCTAAAGTACCATTTAAGTTTTTTATAGAATAATCTGGATTGTCACCACTATCAGTTAGATTTATTGTCGGAACTGATCCTGTAATTGTTATGTTGTTACTACCTAAAAATCCAGTTGTAGTTATATTTTGACTACCAAAGTTGGGAGAAATTTTGGTTCCCTGTATGGCAGCATTACTAGCAACTTTGGCGTTAGTTACAACACCGTCATTTATTTCTCCTATGTCTACAGATTTACCAATAGTAATTATAAAAAAGTCTGATCCACTAGCAGGGGCAGCACTAAAAATTATTGATGATCCACTAAGAACAAAGCCTTCGCTTGGTTGGCTTGTACCACTGTTAGGCTTTTGTATAACACCATTTATACTTACAAGTAATTGTTCAGCTAGTTCTGGTGGGTGGTCAATATTAAATCTATATGCTGTGCCGTTAAAAGTTGCACTATTACCACCAGTACCATTAAAACTACTTAATGTATTACTGTAAAAATTACCAACAGAACTTGCTTCTTGATAAGCAGTTCCGTTATATACAAGTAATTTATTATCAGATTTTCTAAAAATTAAATCGCCTTCATCGTTATTACTTAATGGAGTAGTTTCTACAACTCTATATCTATTACCAAAATCATTTATGTCGTTACTTAAATTTAATAAATCTTGTTCTTTTACTAAGACTTTGTGATAAGTGTATTCATGTAACGTAGCTGTGGTTTGCACTTGCATACCTACACCAGCACTTAATGTTGCATTGTATAAATCAGTAGCAAAATTTGTAATAGTAACAGTATTACCAGTACCAGCACCGTTTGGTATAGACGCAACACCACTATTGTTTATTGAAATACCATCCGCATCTGATATTGAAATAACAGTGCCTGCATTTCCACTAGGATCAGGATGTGTACTAGGAAAAGATGTTTTGTTTGCTATTGCAACAAAACCACCTAACGCATTAGTAACAGTAAGAATACGATCATTAACAGCTTTTGATGTTGGTATCTTTGCATCACTGTTAGCTGTTATAGAAGTTTCTACTTCTTTATTTGTTAGTTGATTAAGGTTATCAGTAGAAGCTGTGATACCATTTAATACATTTAATTCAGACGCAGATAAATTATTATTAACACCTTGTAGTACATTTAATTCTGAAGTACTTACTGTTGCGCCATCAAGAATTTGAATTTCAGCTTGTGTTAGATCAGATAGTGCAGCAGAACCACCTGTCTGACAACTAGATAAATTTTTTAAATCTGCATTTCCTATCTTTGCAGGTGTAACTTGGTCATCGCCAATCATATTAGTCGTGATTGTACCTGTATCACCTGTAGTTACGACAGGGCCAATTAAAGTTACATTGCCATTACTGTCAAACGATATTGTTTTAGAAGCACGAGTAGAAGCACCATCTGTTATTTCTAATCCAGTAATACCATCTGTCTGTCTAAACCTTATAGTTTTATCAATTACATTTTGTTGTTGTTGATGTAAAATTACTGATTTATCTAATGCATTATTAATAACTGACGGAAAAAATCCACCTTGGTTTGTTAATTCTGTTAATTGTTTTGCTTCTACTTTAGAAGTAATGACAATGTTAAATCCAACTAATGAACCACTACCTAAAGTACCTGATGACAAGGTAACAGAACCACCGGGGTTATTATCCTGATCACCATTTAATGTAACCGTATAATCACTATTTAAATTTAAAACTGTTTCTGCGCCATTACTTGTCTGTATTTTTATTACCTTTACATCTGCTGTTGTAAATACTTTAAAAGCAAAAGCAAAATTATTACCAGTAG